AAAATCAATGGCAAAAGCTGCTGGCCGACCATACCCAAATTTGGTTGACAATATGCGAGCAGCAAAAGGAGCATAAACAATGGGATTCAAACCTTTGGCCTTTGGCCTTTTAGCAGGTGATAAGCCTAGTGAAGCTCTTGAGAACGCAATTGGCGGGACAAGTATTGCAGGCAAGCTTTACATGGACGACAAAAAAAAGCGTGAAGAGGAAGAAGCTGCTAAAGCTGTTGCCGGAACCCAAGCTGTTGCCGGTCAAGGCATGAAGCGCGGTGGCTCAGTAAAATCTTCAGCCTCATCTCGTGCAGATGGTTGCGCAACCAAGGGCAAGACCCGTGGAAAGATGATCTAACATGGCAGTCACATCCGGTAAAACAGTATTCAACTTGGACTTGTCCGAGCTGATTGAAGACGCCTTTGAGCGTTGCGGTCAAGAGCTGCGCACCGGATATGAGATGCGCACAGCCCGTCGTTCGTTGAACCTTTTGACGATTGAATGGGCCAACCGTGGCATCAACCTGTGGACGATTGAGCAGGGCCAGATCGTAATGAACACTGGCCAAGCCATCTATGCTATCCCATCGGACACCATCGACTTGCTGGACACAGTGACACGTACCGGTTCTGGCGAGACACAGAGTGACGTGTCTGTTACCCGCATCTCTGAGCCAACGTACATGAGCATTCCAAACAAGAATGCCACCGGCCGTCCAGTTCAGGTGTGGATTAACCGCCAAACAGGCATAACAAACACGACCACAGCCACGCTGGCAGCCACAATTACGAGCACTGATACCACGATCACTTGGGTTTGGGTAGGCTTGACGGATGAAGTTCACATCCTTGTCCAACAAATACTCATAACTGCCATCAGCCTTGATGATTGCCAAGCTGTACACCGACAAGAAGTCGTTTGGGCATTGCAAATACTTGTTGCCAGAAGTAAGCGAACCAGTCACGTTCTTGCGCAAGTTTGCAAGTTGCACAGAGTTGTAAATGCGCTGCTCCGCCTGCTGGATCATGGTATTCATGACCGATGTGGGGAACGTGTTCTCCGAATAATCGGAAACGGCAGTGACCAGTTCGTTGTACGTCATTTAAGCCTCAAGCCATGGGTCCACGAGCCATCACGCCCTTCGTGGCAGCGCCAGTGCCACGCACCTTAATTCCATCAGTCTTCGTTGGGTAGCCATCAGGCTTATTGCTGATGTTTCCAACCGACATGCAGACTTCATTAGCGTTGCTACGATTGGGTGCTTTTCCGGGATTGGATTCCGCCTTCACAATCTTGCCGGACATGGTGTGAGGCTGAGCGTAAACGCTTGCGGAGCCCACTTCCTTGCCCATCATTTTTTTGCTGAATGTAGCCATGATCAGACTCCAGACTTTGGAACTGAACGAACAGATTTCTTCTGGTTTGCAACCTTTGCAAGACCGCGACCAAGTTGCTTCATCTGCAAATTGGTCTTGCCGCCTTTGGCAAGTTTTGTAGGCTTTGCACCTGGGTGCATGTTCTCTTCGTGCTTTCGCACAGCTTTCTTTGCGTCCATTTCAGACTCCTTCAAGATATTGTGACTGTACCAACAAATGCCGTTGCCACCAAATAGTTTGGCGTAACTCCAGCATCAAAAAAACTAGACCCTCCGACAGGAGCCCAGCCCCACTGGATGTCCCTAGAGCCCCCAGATAAGTTTCCGTTTGAGTTCAGACCAGATGTCACGTACGTTGTGTCGCGCCGAGGATTACGCAACGCTTGCGGATCGTCTACAGGAAATGTGCCGAGCATCAGTTGCGGATGATCAGGATCAAAACACTCAGGACATACCAGCAACTCATATTTGCGCTGCTTAATGATCTCTGTTTTAAGCTGTTTGAGCTTGTACTGTTGGCCGCAGCGATCACACTCCGCAATCGCCTTCTGGCCGGATGCGAACCTGTTTCCCATTATGAGCTACCAATAAACATACGCCTTGGGACGAACCGAACTGCTGCTTTTTCTCTATCTTCGCCAGCAGCCAACTCAAATTGTTCAGTGTAAATTTCCTTCAACATGGGCACCCGGCTGACCAATTCTGGCGTTTTAACGGCAATGTGATAGGCCAAGCCAGCTACAACACAAGGCAAAAACCTAAAGTTCATGTCGGCGGTCTGAATCCCAGATCCAGCATCTTGCACCCTACGGAGGCGCCAGTAGACAAATTGATAGGTCGTACTATTGTCTGGCGTAGGCCAAACCGTGACTGCTGGAAGCTGAGGGGCTGCAACGTTGCAGGAGTCTGGGTGTGCGGCTGCTGTTGTGTTGTTTTGACCACGAAACACATTGCCTAGCGTGTTGCCAGAAATGTACCCGTAATAGATTGTTTCATTCTCAATCTGAAGAAAGCCTGAACCTGCCAAGCCCACAGTCGAACTAAGATTGATGGTTGTATCAGATGCCGTAATACTGCCGACCAAAGTGGCCGAAGTCGGATTGGTCTCCCCGGACATACGCTGCACCCACACCTGAATTGGTCTGGCTTGTTGCAATTTGTTGGGAATCGTGGCGTAGGTAGAAACACTGATGCGCGTGATGGTCAGGTCAGCCTGAGTCGAGGACACATTTTGTCCTGTGCGGATGACGTGTTCTAGCAGGTCAATGGTATCTGTAGGCAGCGCATAGGTGCTAAGTCCCGGCGTCAAGGTAATGACACCTTGCTCCATGGTCCACATGTTGATGCCACGGTTCTGCCACTCGATAGTCATCAAGTTCATCGACCGACGTGCTGTACGCAGGTCATAGCCAGAACGCATTTCACGCCCAGCCCGCTCCCACGCTTCTTCTGCGATCTCAGTGAAATCAAGATTAAAAAGCGTAGAGCCTGTGGTGGTCATTTTTTCGCTGCTCTCATGTTATCAACCAAATTTGGGTAAGGACGACCAGCCGCTTTAGCCATGCGTTTAGCGCTAGCTTTTTTGGCCGAACTTAGTTTTTTCGGCGCACCCAGCGTTTTTGGTCTGGTTTTGTCCCACACTTCACCACCCTTGGCATACTGCGTGAAATCAGTGTCATCCCGGCGCTTAGCCCGCTTTCCGCTAGGCATTTTACTGGGATTGATGTCTCCCATACCGCGACTGGCTCGCATGGTTACACCATCATCCCACGGGTTTTACCCTTGACAGCGCAGCCATCAGCACGTTTAGATGCGGATGAGACCGAGCCACCAGCGGCAAACATTTTGCCCATACGGGTCTTAGTGGTTGGAGCTTTCTCAGCAGCCTCTCGCGCTTTTTTGTCAGCAATTTCTTGCAGTACGTCAGCAGGAGCAGGCGCGTTAGTTCCACCAGACTTCTGCTCTGCGTTGTACTTGGCAGCACGAGCATCAGCCTCTTTTTTCACTTTTGCGTTTTCATCAGACATATCAGCAGATCTTTCCACGAGTTTTGCCTTTGGTGGCGATACCGTCAGCACGACGAGAAGCAGAAACAGAACCGCCTGAAGCGTATGTTTTTACTTTGCCTCCCTTTTTCATCCCAACCTTTAAAGGCTCATTGCCCAATTCTTTCAGGTATGGAGCGTCTGACTTTGGTTTGGTGTAGCCTAGTCGATTGCGTGAATCAGGCTTAATTGCAACACGGGGAATCTTGGTGAGCTTAGCTGTTTTGCCAGCCGCCATTTTTTCAGCTAGTGCTTTAATTGCCCTCAGACTAGCGCCAGCAGGTAGCATTGCCGCAGCCGCCTCCATGCCTTTGTCAATCTGTTCGGCTGTCGGCGGCTCAAAAGCAGCTTCCATACGTTTTTTCTTGGCGTATTGCTCAAGCTCATCCGCAGTTGCTCCACCGACACCAGCGCTGCGACCGCTAGAAACAGGTTCAACTTTTGCAGTTGGCGCTTTGGCTGCTGGCGCTTTAGCTGGAGCAGCTTTTGCCGTTCCTGTGGCAACTTTAGTCTCCGCAGCAGGGCGCTTTTCAGCAAACTTGGTTGCAGCGCCCATCCCGGTAGCAGCAGGCCCCTCTTCAGGACCACCTCGCATGGATTCGCTTTCAGCCCGGATGTCAGCTACTTTTTTAGGAGTCGCATCTTCAACAGGAACTTTGGCTGCACGACTGGCAGCGCCACGTCCAGCACCAAAGCGTTTGTAGGCTTCTGAGCTAGGGTCGTCAATGTTACCCATTCGCAGTCTCTCAAAGAACCCAACAGGCTTTTCCTTGTTGGATTCCTCTAGGCCAGCAGCCTTGTCAATTGCTTCTTGGTCGGTAGAGCCGCCATCAGCAAAACGTCTTTTACGCATTGAAGATTTCATCAGCACTTCCCGT